GGTATGCACCCTGCTACATCGAAATTTTATTTTTTTAAGATAAGGATTAATTCCGATATAAAATTGTTTAAGAATTACCGATACCACGCCGCGAAAATTTGGAACCGTTGATCCTAATTTTGATACAAGATAACTATTTTGTCCTTGTATTACGTTTCCTGATTCAACATCAAAATCACCGGCAACGCCGCCCTCGCGCGCAGTTCCTCCGAACAAATTACGTTTATCAACTGTGACCGTTCCATTTTTTATATCGCCTTTAAATGCTATCCTGTCATCAATTTGTATCTCGGTTAACCTATCAAACGGCGCGGTACACAAAACAAAATGTAACCCTAAATGATATTCATAGGCTACTGTTTGACCTCCTGATCCACCTTTGCCACCGCTTGACATGCTACGCCCTCGTAAATGAATAATTGTAAATGGTTAAACACACCAAAGCATTAACCACACTTTCAAGTTCAATCAGAAGCGCGGTATTTAATACGCCGCCGTTGTCAGCCATTTCATCAACTTGTAAATAGGTGTAAGTCGTCCCGGTTAATGCGCTAACGGTTCGTTTTAGTGTGCCACCATCGCCGTATATTCTAAGCGTGTAAGTTAATCCGGCTTCCGGTGTAACATCGCCATCAACAAATGATAAATGTACGCCACCGGTTTGCTGTAACCTATTACGGTGCGCCCAGTCAATAATTAAAGTATCGGTTAGTCCAATTGATACCGGGTAATAAATATTCGTTCCGCTAAATCGAACATTTTGCGGCGGGTACGGTCTTAATGCGCGCTGATTTAAAATAACATTTAATATTGTTGCATCTGCAATATCGATCACCTGCGTTCCGGTTTGCGGTAGGTTTTTTATGTTAATGCTTTCGCCGTTAACAAATTCTTGACTTAACGGGTTCCATCCATCCTCAATAAAAAATACTTTTGATCCTGCGCTGTGTACCGCTGGCATGGTGTCAAGTATTCCGCGCCGTATCGTTGCAATGTTTAGGTTTAAACTCTCAAAACTTATAAATTCATTATCAATAACACAATAGCTACCAAGTCGAACATTGCCGACAAAGATCATACCGGTTAAATCCATTGTAGTATCTAAATAACTAATTGTTGCATTTAGCGCGGCATAAGATGAGAAACGAAGTAAGCCATTATTTTTATAACCTGATCCATCGTCCGACCACATTTGACTTGTTAATATACCGTTTAATGGACTGTCGCCATTGCCGCCGATTAAACCAAAATTTGGATTTCCTGCTATCTCTTCATCAATTTGAGCCTGTCGATAAATACGGATTAATTCTAAATACGGTATTTCGGCCATGTATTCATTAACCATTGGAACCGGTACCGGGCTTAAGGGTTGCTCTTCTGGATCGATTTGATTTGTAATCGCGGTTGTCGGTAAATAAAAAACATCCTCGGTTAAGCGTAATAGTATTTCATTATTAGTATGCTCACCAAAAGCTATTTCTGTAATTCGATAGACACCGGTTATTTTTAAATTAGGCCAATCAACATTAACCGGATCGCCAACATTCAAAATACTTGCTACTCTATTGGTTGTTAACTCAACTGTGTTTAACGGTGTTGATAATCCGATTAGGTCGCGGCTTGCTATTTTTGAGGCGATACTTGAGTTTGTAAAACCTGCATAGGTGATAGTGGTTCCGTTTATAAAACCCATTTCACGAACTAATGATACGTCCTGCTCACTAACGGATCGCTCTTCATCAGTTAGAATATTATAATATCGAATCGTTACCTGATTCACTAGCTCGCCGAACGCGGTACGCTTTAATCCTTTAACGTCAATAATGTTTGTTTCATCTAAAGTAATTAAACTACCAATTATATAATCATTACGAATTAATTTTAATGTGAATAAACCGGTTATCAGATCAACATATAACACGCCGTCAATATGCCTGATAATTTCCTGTATAAATTCTTGCACCGGCATTTCACCAGACCATACTAAACTGATACCCATGCTTTCAGTAAATAAAGTATCGGCTACACTTTTAAAATTTGGATCATCAATTAATGTTTCTGAAAATCCTAAACCCCAATCTGGATCGGTAATGGCTTCTCTTATTATGTGAACTGGGTTCATGTCGCCTGAATAATAACCATTACCGATAAAATATTGTCCTAGACCATCTTTTGTATTCGATGCTAACGAAGATGTATAAAATATTTTACCGATTTGATCATTAACCTGAATATCTGGATTACCGTCATATTCAGGACTAGTGTCTAATGAGCTAATCCAAGTTGTATTATTAATTGTTAAATCCATCCCCGTTATATTAAATGGGCTTATCGGTTTGTATAATTTAATTCCTTTAAAATTAAGATTTTGAAACGATGCAACATACAACACATCGCCGCTTGTACTCCAATCAAGACTCCTTATCCCTATATCTATATTAGCCAGTGATTGAGTTATAAATGTGGCGTTTGAATTACTTAGTATAAAAGGCGTTGTTAATGAATACTCGTATAATGTTTTAATACCTCCCGGTGTTTCAAGCACCCATACCCTAAAACCACTATCAGAAAATTTTGTTATTGGTGATATTATTCCAAGTGATGGTTCAATAGTTAGGCCAATTGTTTTTGTTGAATCAACATTAAAAGGCGTTCCAAGTTCAACGTATTGAATACGATCTATACCTCCTGCTGTAAATAAAAATATAAAATCACCGGTGTTTGTCCATGCGCACCATCCCGCCTGTCCAAAACCAGAATACGGCGTGTAATCTAACACCTTATATGATGAACTAGATATATAATTTGCAGTATTTAGATCAAACGCTTTTGTTAACGTTATTTGCCAGAAATACCCGTTTATATTTGTCATCCCGCACGTTAAACCATCCGGTGTAAATGCAAAATAATTACCAGCAAATTGACCACCGTTGCCTTGTCCGCCTTGATAACCTGCATCAACATCAAACACTGAACTGGCTAAACCGTATTGTCTGCTTTCATTTATCGCGGCTTTACTGTCATACCATTGATCGCCATTCGTTTTCCGTGAATGTATACGGCTTACTCTAAATTTAACGTCTTTAAGATAGGGATTATTACCGACATAAAATTTATTAAAGATAACCGACATTACCCCGCGAAAGCTCGGCAATGTTGATCCTAATAAACTAAATAGATATGGATTTTGTCCTTGAGTTAGTTCGCCGTTTATTATATCAATGTCACCCGACACACCACCCTCGCGCCCATCACCACCGTATAAACCGGGCTTATCAATAGTGATTGTAGTCTCGCTGGCCTCACCCTTGAACGCCACTCTACTATCAAATTGTATTTCAGATAATGAATCAACAACGCCATGACATAACACGAAGTGCAACCCTAAATAATATTCATGGCCTACCGTAACCGCTGATCCACTTTTACCCATTGTTATTGTCTTTATAATCTTTGCGTGCGTAGATAGCTACTTGTGTCGCCATAAAATCGTTAAGCCCTTCTATTACTTCAACGGCAACACCATTTGTTAAAAAATCTGACCAGTCTAAACCGTGCGCGTCAAAAAAAGAGCGACCGCCACCGCTGCACATTTTCGCTTGGCGAATGTGGCGCATAGTAACCAGTATTCCGCTGTACTCCGTAGTATCCTCGGTTTTCTTTTTACATTTTATTTTTTTATTTTTCATTCGATTAATGAATACTTACTATCTGAAAACGTAAAGGCTAGATCTAAAATATTGTCGGCTAATTTTTCATTTTCAAAATACCAGCATTGTTCTGATTTATGATTGTCAAAATCAACAAAATACGCCACAAATTTTTCCTCAAGTTGTGAAAAATAACCTTTGGTTAACATAAAACATAATATTTTATATACCTGACTTTCATCTCTTTCTGGATCAAACAAATAGTTATTACTGTCCTTAATATAATCATCTTCATCAATTCTATACCAGACATTACCCTCGTCTAACATGGCATCAAGGCCGATCATAATAGCAATACTTAATAAATGTTCTTTATTCATTTTATACCCCGTTAAAATAATTGATGCTGAACAATGTCATGTTCATCATTGTATTTCTCTTGTCTGCCGTATTTACTTTTAATTCTTTTTTCCGCTATTTCAAAATATTTTTTATCCAATTCAATACCGATAAAATTTCGGTTTAATAATTTACAGGCCACGCCGGTTGTACCTGAACCCATCGTAAAATCTAAAACAAGTTCATTTTCTTTTGTGTAGGTTTTTATTAAGTACTCCATTAAAGCGACTGGTTTTTGTGTTTCATGTACATTATCATTATTACCATTACTAATTTTTATAACGCTTGACGGGTATCTAGTACCTTTATTATTTATAGCTTGACTTTCGGGTAATGTATTTTTAAGTATGCCATCAATTCGTGATGTTGGTCTTTTTTTATCATTATATGATTTCCCATTTTTCATAATTGGGTAATATTTTATTGTTTTTTTAGTAAAAACAACTATATCTTCATGCAATTTCGCCGGTCTATATTTTAATACTGCAAAGTTAGGTGATATTGTTTTTTCCCATACCCAACAATATTTAAACATCTCATAATTAGAGCTGATCAATTTTGTTGTAAACGGTTGACTTGCCATTAATACAATTGCGCTATTACTTTTTGTAATCCGTTTTAATTCTACCCACATCAATTCTAAATCTATAATAGAATCCCACTTGCACGCTGTAGTACCATAAGGCGGATCGGTTAATACTAAATCAATCGAATCATCCGGTATTGACTTCATTAACTCTAAACAATCACCTTGCAGTAATTTGATCACGTTATTTTTTACCACCGCTTGATTTAATCGCTACCGTTGCCAAATCACCCGACCAGACAACGTTCGGCGCGGCAATATAACGCGTTCCAAATAATACCGGAATGCTTATTCCTTCCTCCGCTGTTGGTACTTTTAGATCTGCAAAGCCCGCCGGTGCGACTGATTCCGCTTTAGGTATGTTACTTGTTGCAACAACATAGGCCACGATAAAAACAATGATGTACCACCAAACCATAATGTCTACTCCTTTTTATTTATATAATTGAAGATCCACCAAAAGGATTTTTTGTTGGTATCCACGGGAACCCGCCAAAGTTAGGCAAGTTATTAAATTTTGTCTCACAGGTTGAACGTGCGCGGTCACATCCTGCAAATAATGTAATTGTTGTAATACTCGGATCGGCGGGTTGTTTAACTGTAATTGCTGTGCCGACATGCTCGGTTATGTATTCTGTTTCACCGTTTGGATACAATACATAACCGCCTGAATAATACGCATCTGGTTGTGCGCTTGCCTGTGTAACGGTTATCACTCGACCGTTAACGTTAGTAACAGTACCGGCGGTTTGAAATAGTAATGGATCAACAAAACACCCGCGCGCAAATAACGCATGTCTACAATTGCGCTGATAGCGTGCGCGTATTCCATGCCGACGCATTGCGCTGGCGAGTGACTCACAGGTTAAAACAACTTCCGATCCGCTTGCCTCGGTTGCGGTAACTCTGCCCGACCAATACGTAATAAAAGCATTATCAAAAGTATGCCCTCGAAATAACACAATATTCGTTAAGTCGCGCAGTGGATTACCCAAAAATGTGGCCGCTAATGCATTCGTACGCGGCAATGTCACGCTTAATGAATCCTTGTTGATATCGCCTTTTTGATTAACGCTTGTTCGCTCGACTGCTTCGGGTAAATACAAATTACCTTGATAAGTGTATTCATTGGCTGCGCTTGTATAATACCAATTAGTTGCGGCTCTTGAGAATTTATACAAATCAATTGGGCTACCGTCTTGAGTGCTGG